TAATCCACGCGAGCCTTATTCGAAGACGTAGTGGTAGTAGTGCCGTCCTTTTTCTTGCGCTTAAAGACATAGATTGGTCTCCCACCGTTTTGTTTGCTGCCCTTGTATGGTCCAAAGATTTTCATTTACTCATCCTTAATCTCTTGAGTTCTTTAAGTATTTCAAATAACACAACCACTATTGCATCTTTAGAATCTTCTATATCGTATGGCAAAAGGAGTTCGTTGAGTTCCTCTGGGGTTCCTTTCATTCGTTATCCCATTGCCCTCTCAGTACTAGCAATCCGATGATTGCATAGTTTGCCATATCCTTAAATGAATCTTCTAGCGACTCATGCTCTGGGTCAGCGCCACTATCAACTAGGTTGTTGATGCGTGCTAACTTGTCATGCATTCTCACGCGCAATCCATTGACTGCACCGCCAGGGGCTAGTGAGATATTCTTAGGACCATAGTCTCTATGTTTACTAACGAGCAATTCAGTCAACTCATTAACTGTATTGTCTAGATGTGTCTCGAGATGTAACTCGCGTACTATGCTCACTTATCCCCCTCTAGTAGTTCTTTTAATTCCTCATCTATATCTACCATGTGTTGCTTGATAATTGCATCTTCAACCAACTCTTTCATCTGCGTTACATCTGTCTGTGCTGCGTACAATGTAGCGTATGTCATCTCGGTAATATCTTTGACAAGTGCTACATCTTCTGCATTCCTATACAGTTTCTCTAGTAAGGAACCGAGGAGTAACGAGTAACCATTTGGCAGTTTAAGTATCGGGTCAAAGACATCATCATCATCCTCCATTAAGTGATTGACTGCATCAAAGATGTTATCAAATTGTGTGCCACATATCTTGCACTGCGGAATCTCAATCAATGTTCAACCCCATCTTTTCTCTGATAAACTGCGAGCCGTATTTAATGTAAGCACTGTTGACATCTTCTCCATCTCCAAAGGTAACTGTTGTAACTGGAAGTTCTCTCGATAGACTTGCTGCAAACTCGCGCCCTGGCGCATCTCCATCAGCAAAGACAAAGACTCTCTCGAAGTCTGCAAGCAATCTTGTATAGTGTTTCTTCCATGAGTTTGCTCCAGGAACTCCAACGCATGGGATTCCGACTAAGCGAGACATAGTGAGAGTGTCTAACTCTCCCTCGCATACGCCAATCCAATCGCCAGCAATCTCGATATCAAGTACATTGTACATACGAGTATCGACACCAGTCATGCCCATATACTTAGGCTCAACGGCAGGATTAAGTGAGCGGAAACGCAAATCGACAACGCCAGTCTTTGTAATGTAAGGTATGCTGAGGCGACCAATGTATTGCTCATGTCCAGGTTCAGGCTCCTCTACTACGCCTAATCGCGCCAGACGCGCTACTTCCCTTGTTATTCCCCGACTTGCTAGGTAATCTTCCGCCTGAGAGATGCTTCCCGCGTACTTGCTGGCTGCTCTCCCCAGTAATTCCTTCTGCGATAGACTTTGCTTCACGTATATCACACCTTTCCTGTTTAGCAATTATTTGAATGCTATTGCCTTGCATACCACACGCGAAGCAATTAAATATATTCTGTTTTGTATTAAAACTTGCACTTGCATGACTATCATTATGGAACGGACACTTGATGTTGACTTGACCAGATGAGCGGTTGATGTTGGCACCGTAGTGCTTCAACACCGCCACTATGTCTGGTAAGTCATCCACCAAATACATCGCCCAACCTTAATACTAGATACGAATCTGCTATTGACTTGCCTCTTGCTTTAATTACTAATGCCGCCAGTAGTCTGGTCTCTCCCAATGCTCTTGCTTCGGCGTAGTGCTTCGCTTCGGTTTGGGCTTCTCTTGTCCATCCACTGAGGTCAATGGCGTTACCCGCGCCTGGCGCTTTACATTCGATAACGCCAATTCCACCAAGGAAGCCTGAGCGTACAACAACGTCGCCCTCATCTTTTGCACCTGTTCGAGCAAGTCGCTCAGAATCGTATCCATTTGCTCGAAACCAGTCTCTGATGTCTGTTTCATATGTTGCTCCTCTAGCCTTATGGCTTTTTCTAGTTGTCATACGTTCTCTGGAATATCGTCTATGTACATGTACTCTGGATTAAATGCTAACCAAGTCATGAGAGTTCCATTCGCATCTGCTCTTCCGTAGCGATTCTTGACTGATGCCACGCCCATCGATGTGCCAACTGTGCCAAGCGTGCATATGAGGGCAGGTAACTGAGAAACTTTCCCTTGTATTGCGCTTCTTGGCTGACAAGGATTCCCAGGAACTGCTTCTGAAGTGTGATGTAGTACCACAATCGCAGCGTTAGTGTCTCTCGCAAGGAACTTCAACTCCTTCATAATTGCACGCATAGAAGCGAACTCTTCGCCTCCATCTGTTGCAACATCCATAAGGTTGTCCAAGACAATGAGGTGAGGACTGCATCCCCATAGTTCCTCAAAGGCTTGAACTTCCTCATCGATGTCTTCTAAGGTTGGTGATGATTCGAAGGACCAGACTATATGGTTTCCTTTTTGGAGGACTGCTTTAGTCCAGCCAACATCAGTATTAAGTTTCTGTTCCACATCTGACTGACTCTTCCCCGAAATCATAGATGCTAGGCGCATAGCCATCGTGTGTGCATTGGTATCCGCAGATATGTACAATGTTGGCACGTTGGTTTTGAGTGCAAGCGCTAGGGCTAGTGTTGATTTACCAGCCCCAGGAGCACCTGCAAACATAGAAACTTCTGAACGACGAATGATAATCTTATTCGCTTCGAATGCTTTAAACGAACTAGGTAAAGGTTCCCCTCCAATAGAGGCACGTCCTACAGAGCGTACTAGTGTTCTCATTGGTACCCTTTCCTAGTTAATTTAAAATGGAAACTCTTCTGGTATTAGTTGACTGGCTTGCATTGGTCCGCGCCCTGAGGCATCGGACAGACCCACATCGCGTACGGGTTTCCCGTCTTGCTTGAGATTCCCGACTTGTACTTGCGAGGTCCGTGCTGACATGTCGGTCCACCCTGTTGTTGGGTTACTGGAGCCGTAGCGGACGGAGCCTGCGCCTGGGGTGGTGCTGAGTAAGGCGGTGGCGTTGTGCTTTCGGTGGAAAGCGATGTCGATAAAGGGGCGGCTGTGCCTACCCCCGATAGTAAGCGTTGCGTTGCAGCAATCTGTGTGGCAAAGTCACCAATGCCTTCGAGTAGTACACTTAGTTCATCCGCTGATTGCGCACGAACGTTGATGAGGTCGCCTGAGTTTAACTTGTATGATACTTGTAACTTCCAGTCTTCGGCCATTTATTTATCCTTCTTTATAGAGAATTGACAGTACTCGGTTAAACCGCACATGTACTGGCAACTGTTTGTGTTGGGCAAGAATATCGCAGCCTTGCGGGCAGCGTCGAATTGCGTGATTAGATACTCCATCTTTTCGTACGTGTACTCAGAGAGGTCTACCATCTCGGATATGTTATTACCGCGAGACATGTAGTAGGTACCCCACTTGACCTCAATACCGAACTGTTCTTCCAGTCCTAGTTTGTAGAAGCCAAGTTGTAGACTGCTGGTTGGCGTGTTCTGTGATGTTTTGAGGTCAACGATGACCAATTCCCCATTGACTTCGAATACGCGGTCAATAATCATCTTGACTGGTACGTCGTTGACGACAGGGGTTAGCGCAAGTTCGATGCCTGGATTGCCATCTGGTGCTGTCCAGATTTTCCAATCAGGGTTAGTCTTGCGCCATGCGATGTAGCCTTCCACCCAACGTGGACCTGCTGATTGCCAGAATGCTTGGTCTTCCTTATTAGGGTTAGCCTTAGTAGCACGACCACCAACGCGAGCATTGGTTAGGTCGACATCGCCCTTACATAGGTCCCAAGCAGTAGACCATAGTGAATTCGGCGTACTCACATGTTCTCCTTATCGTAGTTCTCACATGCTAGGTGGAATGCTGAGCCTCCAACGGACCAGACGGATGGGGCTTCTTCCTTGTTGAGGAGTCTGCCGAGATAGTACTGATACCCACAGGTTAAGTAGGTTGTGAACGCAGAGTAGGACATATGCTCTGGTAGTGTATATTCTTCTAGTTTGATTGACATAGGTAGAAGTATACAGATGGGTAGGGGTATCGTCGCCTTCCGACGCTAGGGTACTGGCTCTGTATACTTAGTTATGTAAGTAATTATATAAAGGCCTTCGGCCTTATATGATAATAATATATATTATATCTAAGGAGTACTATGTCAAATTTCATTGTAACGTTTTCAGCAGCACTACTAGGTATCGGTACCTTCTACCTACTAGAGGCAGTATACTATGACATCAAGGCACGCGTCCGTGGCAGGCAGTATACGCTATTCCTTGAGGAACTTGAAGAAGAACTAGAATAACCTCCAGAAACGACAAAAGACCCCCTCGCCCTAGTGTAATCACTAAGGTAAGGGGGTTTCTTGTCTTAAAAGAGCCTTGGGAGGCTTATTAGGGCTACTTCTTGGTGCCTAGACCAAATGCGTCGTCGTTCTTATCAGCCCATTTAATGGCTGGTGCTGTCAAGGCAGCGATGATTGCTGCATACTGTGGTGCTAGGTCTGTTACTAGTTGGACTCCAGTAAATACGGCAACTGCCGCTACTGCTGTAGCCCAAGCCTTAACTGCCTTAATCTGCTTAGGATTTAGGAACTTCTTCATTTGTTCTCCTTCTTTGGTAGAGGCTTAACTGCTGCCTTTACCTTGTTGATGGTTGTTGGCTTCCCCAACCAAGGGAACCAATTGGAAGTATCATTTCCGCAGTTATCCTTGATTGAAATGTGGACGTGCTTGTTGTGCTTATTGGAACCAGTGTACTCACGGTCTCCCTTTTCAGCACTCCAAATGCGTCCCTTAAAAATTAAATACTTAACTCGCTTGTCAGACTTTAGGTGAGCGTAAACTTCATGTCCGTTGATACCAAAGGTCTCATCGTGGGTTAGGTCTACTGCGTATCCTGTGTTGTGGTCTGAGTCAGGATTCTGATTTATATGAGCAGCAGATGGTAGGAGCCCATCGCTGGCTTTCCCCCGCTTTGGCTTGAGTGCCGTCGCTTGGCGCAGAACAGCAATTGCAGCAGGAGTGGCTTTCTTGGCTACAGGTTTCATTCATGTCTCCCCTTATGTAACATCATCTGATACAGGATTTCTACTTTGTCTTCTAATCTTGTGACAGAATCTTTTAATGAACTGCCAGAATTGGGCTTGAGTTCGTAAAGGTAATGCTTAACTAGCCATCTAACAGAACCTGCAAAAGCAGATACAATTGCTATAATTGCTACGATTAAGCCAGCCCAATTTGTTGCACTCATTATACGGTCCTAATGGTTATCTCTAGGACTCCACCGAAGCCATCAAAGCGCTTATCTGGAGGAGTCATGCGGGTGAATGTAACTTGCTCTACTACTGCCTGACGAGATTCGCCAGTTGAAAGGTCCTGCCATATAAGCACATCGCCTGTCTCTTCAATATCTTCTAGTAGTCGGATTCGGTCAAATGCTCGACCTTCATACCCAAATACTGTATTAAATCTATCTGTCTCAACATCAAAGCAGTACACAGGGAAGCGTACAATGCGCTGACGAGGTGTAGCAATGGTTGCCTTTGCCTGGTATCCCTTAAAGGTTGGACCCTTGGTTGTATCCGTAGCATCGCGGTAAAGAATAAACTTATAGGCTACATACTCTTGTGCAGTTGCTGGTCGCTCAGTTCCAACCTCAATAGGAGGAATTGCTGCATCGTAAGAGATGTGGTCATACTCAATGCCATTCTTGTCGACAGTTTCAAGTGTCATTGAACCATAGGTAAAGTCACCACGACCTAGTAAACGCTTGAAGTTCTTAGGCTCAAGGGTTCCATAGCGAATATTGCCTGTTGTAATGTAACCAGATGTGCGAAGAGTCGTTGCATCTTCTACATAGATAGCCCCATTTGCAGCAGATGCATAGGCGGTACAGAACATAAGTCTGTCTGCAGTTGTTGGGTCTGTATTACCATCAAGACATACAGCAGTTGTTACATGTCCAGTAACCCCATCATAATAGATGTCGTTAGCGTATGCAAAACGTAGTGTTTCAATTTCATTGTCTAAATCTAGACGGATAAGTCCTGGCTCACCAGCAACTGATGTTGCACACCAGATGTAGTGGTCGCGTGCAGCAAAGTCGTAGCATGGTTGAGTTGTCTCAACAATAAGTGGACCATACTTGATTGAACCGTCTTGGTCTGATACAGCCGCTGCGCGTACACCCTTGTTGGTTCCAATCATCATATATCCAAGATAGTAGTAAATCTTGTGGATGATTTCTCCTGCTGGCATTTCTGCTGCAATTACTGCAGATGAAAGTACTGGCATTGAACCATTGCTTGCAAGAGTATACTTCTCAATTGTTGATTGGCTTCCATTGTATCCTGATATGTAGATTGCAGGACCAGATGCTGTGATGCTTGTATACACATGGCTTGTTGAAGGATGCGTGTAAAGAAGAACTGGCGTTGCGCTTACCTTGGGTTCGCACTCGTACACTTTGTTGTCTGCGCAGATAACTAATCGTTGCTTAACATATTCCATAACACCATTTGTGATTATCTGGCTGTTGTCAAACAATTTAAACTCATCTGCTACGTTGCTTGAGTCACCAGTTAATGGCTTTCCAAAGGCAGTAAGTTTTGTAGTTCCACCAAATAGTTTATTAGTAATCCAGTAAGCGTTAGTTCCATCATCACAGATTGCATAGACTGGGTACACGCCAGCACCAGTATTGTAGTCAATGAAGTGAACTGGGTTGCTTGGGTCTGTTACTTTAATCTTGTCAACATCATACTCATCGTGTAGTAATGCGCCAGTAAACGTGCTCCACTTAATAGAGCGCATATGCTGTTGGACAACACCATTAGATGCAATTGGACCTGTAGTATTATGACCAGAGGTTACACTCTTAAGAAGAGTTGCTTGTCCTTTAGTCCAGACATTGACACCCTTGCTGTCAGAAAAACGGTAGTGTCCAACCTCATCCGTAGTTGCAGGGTCGTAGAACTTAATACCTGAGCCAGAGTGGAATGACATCTGTGAACGAATCCACCAACCAGTCAATGACTGTTCGCCTGGCTCCTGACCATTGTCAAATTGGTCCTTACGGAATGGTGCTGTTTGACGGATATAAGGGCGTGCGTCATTGATTGCATAGATGAACGGAAGTCCACCAACTGCTACATCGTATGCTACATCTGTATTCTGCCAAGTGGCAGTAGATGAAACGATACCAATGTCAGCAACACCACGTGCAACGTTGGATACTCCACTACCATCAAAACTGGAATAGACTCCATCATCGCCTTCGGTAATATCTCTAGCCATGGTATCTCCTTAAGATAGGTTTGAGCGGAAGTTGACGCTATATTAAACTGTGTGTTACTCTGTTACTATGGAAACTATTAAATTTGAAGCAAGAGATGAATACGGCTGGGAAGTGGCAGACCGCCCATACCCTGCTAGCCAAACAATCCCTGATTGGTGGAAGGCTATGACTCCTTATACAAGGGGACCTAATAACCTTGAAGGTAAAAAGTTAATAGTCAGCAATTTTGAATCTAATGCCTCACCTAAAAAATGCGTCCCAATGCTAGATGCAATGCTTTCTGGTTACATAATTCCACTATGGTCTGATGTTCAAGTTAGAAATGTTGAGCAAAATAAAAAGTCTTTAACTTGGAGAGCAAGAGGAAATGTTTTTGAAGAACACGGTTTTGATGCAGCAAATGTAGAAACACCTATTGGATATAGCAACCAAGTTTTTAAGTTTATGAATCGTTGGAGAATTATTACGCCTAAAGGCTACTCGTGTTTAATTACTCAGCCATTTGGCTATCGCCAAACTGGGGTACAAGCAATACCAGCAATTGTTGATACCGATATAAGTAGCCTAGAAATCCTGCCGCCTGTATGGTTTGCAGAAGACTTTGAAGGAATACTAGAAGCAGGTACACCTATAGTGCAGGTAACTCCCTTTAAGCGTTCAGATTGGAAAGCAGAATACTCTTACCTAAAAGATGGCGAATATGAACGTATCGAAGAAAAAAACTTTCGCCGCCACATTATTAACCATTATGCAAGAAAGGTATGGCAAAAGAAAAACTACTCGTAATCTTCTTCCTTAAATTCAGCCCATACAAGATTAGGTTCATCCCAACAATAAACTTTTCCATCTGTTGGATAAAGAGTAGGGGCTTCCCACCTACAAGTATCTTTATTTAATAACCAAGATGCGTGAGGTTTTTCTGGAATAAACCCATCAAGAACTGGGTCGTAAGTAATTCCAACTACCGCGTACTGACCTCTAAAGTTTTCATTGTAAGAGGTTTGCACCCAGGTACCACCATAATGAGCAACGCAAAAGTCAATGCCTTTTTGTTCTGATTCATTGCCATTTTCATCAATCAATTCATTGTTATGAACAACGATTACACGAAGAACAACATTATTTCCGTTTAGTTCTGCAAAATGTGCCATTAGAAAGTAATGCTCCCGCTTCCAGTCCATTGGTAAATTCGGTACCCACCTGAAGTTGTAATTGATGGCGAGCCTGTTGTTGATGTTGCAAGGGCAAAAGTGTCAGAGTAACGAATTGCAACAAAACCTGAACCGCCGCTACCACCAGTAAAGGCAGCACCGCCGCCGCCACCACCACCTCTGTTTGCAGTACCAGCATTACCAGCACCAGGTTGTGTTCCACCTGTACCACCGCCACCTGCTCCACCTGCGCCAGCACCGCCGCTTCCACCACCGCCGCCACCGCCGCCTGCATAAGTTACGGATGAGCCTGTAATCGATGATGCTGTTCCTGTTCCACCTGTACCACCGCCTGCTGTTGGGCCACCTACACCAACACCGCCAGCGCCACCACCGCCTGCTGTGAAAGCAAAGTTTGACCCACCATTACCACCATTATTGCCTTGGCTTGGAGATGTTGCAGGTGTGTTTCCTGCTCCGCCTGTTGTTGCACCCGAAGGGGAAGCAGGAGACATATTCGTATAGAACCCAGCACCGCCACCTGAACCGCCAGAATTACCATTAAGAGTAGTTCCAGCACCACCACCAGTTGATGAAATGCTATTAAAAACAGAAGAACCACCATTTGAATTTCCACCGCCACCGCCGCCGACAGTTACAGTTATAGGAGTACCTGCTGAAACGGCAAAACCGCTAGCAGTTCTAAAACCACCTGCGCCACCGCCTCCGCCATTTGCGTTGCCTCCAGGATAACCAGCACCATTTCCACCACCACCACCGCCTGCAACAACTAAGTATTCAACTGTTGTAGGACCAAGGTAAGGCGCTGCTGCCCTTCTGTATCCACGCACCGAACCATTTGCTAGTGAACAAAGTATTGGCATGATTCCCCCTTATGCAAACTTCGTTTGTGTTTCTAAGACTGTATATGTTGGAGTTGCTGCTGTCTTGATGATTGTAAATGAATAAGCATCAATAGATGAAGCATTACCAGCGGTAATAGCAGCAGGAACTTTTGGAGTTACAGTAGTTCCATCAATCTGAATTACGTTTGGATAGTAAGCAGTTGTTCCATTAGTGTT